ATGGTGTACTTCAACTAAATCATCTTCAGCACAAAAGATTACACTAGAGCCGTTTTCTTTTACATCTTTACCCCACCAACTAGAGCCTTTAGCGATAGCAAGTGCTAACTGTAATAATGATAATGATTTACCCACACCACCACTACTAGCTAATATTCCTGGTTTAGCTAATGGTATAAACGAATCAACTAAAAACTTTTGCGGTTCTGGTTTTTCTATTAAGTTACGAATCGCATACTTTTTAATATTAAATTTAGATTCAGTAAGTTCTTGTTTAACTTTATCTAAACCATGTTTTAAATATAAATCGTTATAGTCTCCATGTTCGCTCGGCAAACGCACGCAAGCATTCGTCACACTCTGCACACACTCTTGGGCTTTCTTCTCTCCGACTCCGCTTTCATCGTTGTCTAACGCAACAACAATTCTAGCACCCGAAAGCTTGCGTATTTCAAGGGCAACTGCCATGACGAAATTGGCAGAAAATACGCAAGCTACGGGAATCTGGGTTGCTTCATAAATCGTTGCAGAAGTTGAATAACCTTCTGCTAATATAATTTTATCTAGTTTTGGAATGTCTTTTATATCAGCACCAATGAGAAATATGTTGCCTTTTATTTCTGAATCAGCGGCAAATCTTTTTTCACCGTTTTTACTAATATACTGTAGAGAACGTATGTCTCCTGTTGTAGAATACACACCGCAAACCAACATATCCTGGTATTGCTTTAAACCATAATTTTTAACCTTTTTATTTGTGAGATATTCATGTTCAATAACATTCGTGTAAGAGTCAAACCAGCGTTCTACTTTTTTGGCCACTTCATTGTGCCTTTGTTTTTTAGTTTCTTCGGCCCTGTTCTTAGCCTCTTGCAGTTGACGTTGTAAATCATCTCTTTGTTGGGGTGTCATGGCTTGATGATTTACGCTTGACCATTTACCTTCAAAGCCTGTTTTCCAATTACCAAAGGTTGCAAAGTAATTACCGTTTACTTCATTGACTACATAATAGCCAGACTTTTGGTTAGTATCAGCTTTAACACCAGCTAATTCATTAACTGGTACTCTTACTATTTCTCCTGTTATTTGTAAATGATCGATACGCAAGCCTTGTGCTTGCATTTCATTTATTAAGTCGCTTGTATCTTTTGGTTTGTTTTGTTCTAAATTATTTCCTTCTGGAAAGTATTTCGTCAGATCCATGTTTTGCCCTTTCATCGTCTTGTTGGGCTACAGCGTTAGCCCAGTTTAAATATTCCCTTACAATAGAAGTAAAGACTCTTTTTCTATTGTCTCTATCCCATTTATGTAAAGGTTGATTACGTTCCTCTCTTGCTAATTCTACATAGACGTTCTTTGTTTGTGCAATAGAGTATTCAACACCTTCGTCATTAAGCTGTGCTTTATTTGGTAATCGTTTACCCTCTTCAATCTTTTTTAAATGATTCATACTGCACGCTCCCAACCAGTAGTCTCCGTCTTTATAAAGTAGCGGCCCAGCTGGTGCTTTACAATATGCACACAGCGTAGGCCTGTTTTTACCATTGTAATTAAAATGGTGTGTCATCATCTAAATCAGTAGAACCCATAGCTTCTAGGTCTGCTTCAGACGGACTTACTTTAATGTTGTCATCAATAACTTCTGCTTTTTTATCGGTAGCTTGCCAAGTTCTACCCCAATCTTCATTAATCTTTAGATAACCGTTTTCATCTTTGACTAATTCAGCTGAGACACTTTTACCAATAAAAGCAGTTGATGTATCTTTTGGTGGTTCTTTAATACCCATAGCTTCTGCCATAAGCATCATTGATTTAACACCACTCTTTACATAATTTTCGTTATCGTGACCTACAGTAAAGGTATGATTTAGTCTTATGCTTGTGCCATCTATTTCAAAATACATTTTACAACCACGCCAACCATTTCTACCCTCTACTAAATCTGCATCTTCGCCTTGCCAATGTAGAACGTGTCTACCTGGCTCAACAACCGATTTACCCTCATTAGAGGTATCTACATTAAAATTACTTAAATCCATTTTTTACTCCTTTTAGATTAACCAGGATCGTAAGACGAATAAGTATTAAGATACTCATTCAAGTCCTCACAATCCTTTTTTAAATCAGAAAGCCTATCGTAGGTTTCAACTGGATAAGACTCGTTTTCAAAATCAACCTTAGTTAATAATACTCCAAGTCTTGCAGTTATCCTGTCAAGGTCTCTCTGTACCACATCAATGTCAGATAACATACTCACTTCAACATTTCCTCACGAATTGCGTTCCAATCCATTGGTAATTCGTCTGGTAAGTTATATCTGTTCTTTGCAAGAAAAGCTGGGTCGTTATTGGTATAGATGATTCTATCCCCAGACACAGTTTTAGTAGTCATACCACTTTTGCCTTGCACCTTAATAGTTCCTAACTTCTTAGCCGCAAAGAAACAAGCATCAGAATGTTCTAATAACAATGCCGCAGCTTTTTTATGAAGTTTAAGAGAATATCTATCGTAAGCTTCGATTCGTGGATCTTCCACTTTTCTAACCTCACTATGACATATCTGGAATATCATCATTCCTTTATCTCTTAGTCTATTAAGCTTTTCTATGTATTCACCCCAATATCGAAGTGTCTCTGCATAACCTTTACCATAGCTAGGTTGATCGATTGATTTCCAGCTATTATCTTCACAAACTTTATCCCAGAGCAATCGTTCAAACCAGTCTAATGAATCAACACAAACAGTTTTGTATTCATGTTTCTCATTATAAAGTTCATCTAGATTACTCATTACATCAGAATATGCTTTACACGGTATATGATCCATTTGAATCTTACCTAAACCGTCCTCAACGTCTAACATAATTGGGTTTCTAGTTTGTGATGCTAAATAAGTCTTACCAACAGCAGCTTCACCATGAACAATAATTCTTGGTGGTTTCTGTTTAGACTTCTTTCGTATATCAGCTAAACTCATTTAGACACCTCAATCTTTTTTTCTTCTGCTGGCTCTAATATGTTTCGCATACGAGCCTCGTAAGATGAAAGTAAAGTATTCAAGTCATCTATATCATTATTAGCTTTGATAATAAACTCATCTCTGATTTGTCTTTTATCTTGCCAACGTATATAGAGTTGCTTTGCTTCATCTGGCATATCATTAACTTTATGCTCCTTGCCATCGTCAGCAAACTTAACTGTTGGTTCATCAACAGCTTTCTTTTTTTCACTCATTAGTTTCTCCTTTATTATATTGTTTATATAAATCGCAGATGCTTCTTGCGTTACAAAAGCGACAATGATCCCCATAAACAAATACAGGGTTTTCCTCCAAGCATGCATCCACGCACGGCTGTAAGAAATCGTATGCCCAATCCACCAGAAATTCAGCGGTGGTGGTCCAAGTTTTTATAGGTCCACCTCCCCACGTTGCGCGAGGTTGGACTATTGTAATCTCTACTTCAGTATCTTCATTACCATAACGAGACAATGCACCTATTGCATATATCATGGCTTGTTTGTTGTGTTCTGGACTGACAGGATATTTACCTGTCTTTAAATCTATCACGCACATTTTATGTGGAGTGATTATTAATGCATCTGCATAACCATATAAATCTTCTGATATTTCTTGCAGTCTGACTTTTTGTTCTACTAATAGTTTGCCGTTTAATCTTTTTGCTCGTTCTTGAACATAATCCACATAAATCTTTGCACAATCAATCATGTCTTGGTCGACTTCTATTTCAAAATCTTCTACATATTCTTTTTTACCAAGCCAATAATCTTCAAGTGTCACATCAACCAAGAATCCCTTTAAGAGCTGTTCTGTCATGTTGTGAATCAAAGTACCAACAGCGGCTGGTAAACCGACTTGATAATCAACCTTGGCTGCCAATGTTGGCATACCAGGGCAATTAGTCCATTTTTCAGCTGCTGATGGGCTAAGTTTGGCGTGCTTCATGTGATACCCTTGCTTCTTCCTCTGCTCTTATGATTTCGTCAATATCATATAAAATTTTACCATTAAGGTTTAGATAGTCTGGCCCAGTCTTTTTTGCGCGCCATCCCTCTATCGTTCTTGGAGATCTACTCCACCTTTGAGCGAGTTGTTTAGTATCAAGAAAAGTTTTTTCTTTTTCCATTTAATCTCCCTTTTT